TATCAAGGTCAAGGTGGGGGGGTTGGTGAGAGAATAAACGACGACCCTGCCGCTGTTGGGATCGCGGGTCACATTATCTACGAGCAGCAACGAGGCGTAATTTTCAGGCATGACGACCGGAACGCCGTCGCTGCGCCCGACCAGCACCAGACTTGGCGGATTGTTCAGGAAACCCACGACAACGCTGCCGTCGAGCGCGCGAAAAACATTGTCGAGCGGCGCGCCTATGCCGATCCGCCGGCGGCCACGCACCCGTTCCAGCGCGCCCCGACCATGCCGCACAAAATGCCTGGTCATTTGGCTACTCGCGCGATCAAGGCGGTCGTGCCGGAGGCCAGCTGGTAGTAAACTGTTCGGCCCGCGCTGAAGTCCATGCTGTCGCCACCCAGCAGCCGGATGCCCAGCCGTTCGGCCTCGTTGGCGTCAGTATCCAACAGCACTGCGCCGTCGTGGACCTGCCACGTTTCGTTGTCAGCCAGCACCGTTCCGGCGGACCAGGCGGCGGATGCGTTGGTGATTTTCATGATGCGTCTCCTTTTTGGTGGGCGGCTCGGGCGGGTGCTGTGGCCGCGAGGTTACTTCTTGCCCCAGCGCGCGAAGATCGCACTGGACAGGCCAAGGCCGCCGACCAACCCGGTCAGCACGGTTTCAAGGTCGATGGTGATGGCGCCGTCGGCATAGCTGATACCCCAGCCGGGGATCAGCGCCAGAACCATGGCGATCAGTGGCCCCAAGTTGTAGAGCGCAATGCGGACAAAAACGTTCGGCATGTTCAGACCTCGTTTGTTGTGGTGATGGTCGAGCCGGGCGTCATGCCCGGCAGGTAGATCGGGGCGGCAGGGAATGTGGCAGGCCATTGTGCGGCCAGCAGCCGCTCTTTGCTCAACCTAGCGACTGTGACTGCGTTCGACTGGTTGCCGCCAAGGACATAGAAGGTGGTCGCGTCCTCTCCGACGGCGAAGCCTACATGCCCGCCGCTGCCGCGGCTGAACACCAGCACAGCGCCGTAGGTCGGGGCCGTGGGCTGGCCCAGATAGCGCCAGTTGCGCGCCCAATACGGGTTCTGCCCGAGGGGGCCGGGGAATGGCTCTGTTGGCAAGGCGAGCCGCAGGCAGGTTTCAACGAAATCGCCGCACCACGGCAGTTGCGCCGGATCGCCCAGCGTCTTGCCGTCCGAGCGCAGCCACTTGCGCAGCCAGCCGTTGTCGCGCACCTCATGCCGCCCCAGCACGCGTTTGGCCTCAGCCATCCACGGCAGATCGACCTTGCGCGCCTGCGCCGCAGCTTTGGCGGGCTGGCCCCGCGCGTTCATCCACGCCTGCGCTGCGGCCTTGGTCATCGGCCCAAATTCGCCGTCGATCGCTCCGGGCTTGTAGCCAAGGCTTGTCAGGCCCTCCTGGATCAGTTCGTTGCCCCGGCTCATGGCTTATCCACTAGCTTTTGCAACTGCGCTTCGATCTTGCCAATCCCCACTTGGATTGTTCGCAAGTCGCTGGTCTGACTGGCCTGCGCAATCTCGACCGACCTGAGCCTGACCTCTCTCGCATCAGCGGCGCGGCTGATCGTGACAACCTCAGATGCAAGTTGTGATTGCTGGCCGCGAAGATCAAAAAATGCGACCATTCCGCCAATCAAAATGACGCCAACAGAAATGACGTGCCCAAGGCTGATCTTGTTGTCGAACTCAAGCGGCATTTTTAATCCTTACCATTGATGTTTTGCAGAGCGTCCAGCCGTGACCGCAGGTATTCGGCCCGCACGGCTTCGACCGCGCTGTAGTTCACGCCAAAAAGCTCGTCATCGCCCATGCTCACCAAGCCCGCTTTAATTGCACAAAGGCCATGCGTTTTATAAGCAGCGATAATTTTCTGCGCGATGTAGCCGCGCCCCGGATTGCCGTCCGCTATCAGCACCCATGCTTGCGTCCGCAGTTCGCCCGCCGCCGCCAATTCGGCGTCGCTCAAATCCGCGATGTGGTCTTTGAGCCGCGCATCTGACGACACGTCGGGGTTATTGCTCAGGAAAACGTGGCTCCACCGCCGAAGCGGATCCCCAAGCCGTGTGTCGGCGGGCGTCTTGGGAAAGAAACCCTTCGTTGATAAAAGGCCAGCCCACGCGATTTCCGTCAGCGCCCCGGTGATCCAAGCGAAAAGCCCCGCACTCCACGATTGACCGCTGAACGAATGGGTCTGGATTGATCTGATGGCCACCCGCACTACGCCGTCGTAATCGGCAATATCCAAGCCGCCAGCCGTTGCTACCGCCGCTGTGCGCAGCCGCACGCTGCCGACGCCCGTTATGGTTCCCGGTCCCGGCAACACTTCCAGCGTAGCCCGCGTCACATTCGAGCCGATCCCTGTCGAGTTTGGAACAACGTTGACAAGAGGTGAGCCGGGATTGATGCCAGCCCCGAGAAGACGCGATCCGCCATAGCTGATAAGATACGGGCCGATTGCAACCGATCCGTTACCAAAGGCAATCGCTTCGTCGCCAAACGCTACCGCGCCCAAGCCCTCGTCATCGACAGTTGTGCCCCCGATGATAGCGCCGTGGGCGACACTGGACGGTCCTGCGTAAGTCAATCGACCCACGGAGGCCGACGCCGTGCCGAAGGCCCGCGACCCGTTGCCGCGCGCAAAACTGTGCATGCCGAATGCGTGGACGTTTTTGCCGTAAGCCTCCGCGCAGTATGCCTTGTCCGCGTTGTCGGGGTCGTCGGGGTCGCCCGTGCAACTGCCCGCGCCGCCGACGCGCGATGCAACTCCCAAGGCGGCGCAACTGTGACCGTGCCCAGACGAAAGATACGCGCGGACAAGGTTGCTGCGACCAGTGCTGACAGACCCTATGCCGATGTTTGTCGGGTTAAACTGCCAGCCCGCGACCGACGCCATCGCGCGGAAAAACCCCATCTCGTCATTCTGGCCAGCCGGAAGATCGTTGATTTCGTACCGGTAGGCCGCGCGGGCGGTGTTGTGCCACAACAGCACCCCATCGCTGGACGACACGCCCGCAGCAATCGGCAGGGCCAGCCGCTCACCCGGCCGATAAAGCACCTTGACGCCACCGGCGCTTTGCAGCGTGAAAACCGTGGCACCACTGGCGACAACAGCGTAGGCCTCGCCGCCGATCAGCACATCGCGCCCGACAGTTACCGTGCCCGGCTGACCCGCAGTGTAGGTCAGCACCGTGTCTGCGCTGTAAATCGCCTGCGTTCCGAACCCAGGCCTACCGGAAAAAGCCGCTGCCAGATTGGCGCTGATCAATGCCTGCGCCGCATGGGCCTGCGCGTTGGCAATGTCGATGGCGTTCGGCCCGGAAATCGGCTGCAGATTGGCGTCGAAGATGATCGCGCGCCCCGCGACCGGCTCGAATGGCCGCAAGGTCGCTGTGGTGCGCAGCGTCGCCGCCGCGCCGAACTTCAGTTCCTGAATGGCCATGACGGTCTGATCAAGCTGCACTTCGAGGCCCTTTTCGCGCTCGCCCCGGATGCCGACCCAGCCCTGTTCGGTCAGCGTGTTGCGGGTGATCAACAACTGGGTGCCGACGGCCGATGCGGCGACGGCGGGGGTTAGCGTCAGGTTGCCCGACACAGTGGCGATTGCGGGGCTGGCGCTGTAGTCCGCGCTGGTCAGCGGCACATACGTGCCCCCGATCAGCAGACTGACGGTCAGGCCGTCTTCCAGATAGGGCCAAAGCAGCGCATAGGGGCCGGTGCCCGCGACGGTGTATTGCACTTCGGGGGTGACGGTTTCGATGGTCATTGGTTTCCTCCGAAGATGTTTGAAAAGTCGGGGGCGCGGGTTGGGGAACCACTTCCGCGCTGCCCGATGAAGGGCTGCGTTCCGAAATCGCGGTACTGCTTTTGCAGCGCCCGACGCCGTTTCACGTCGGCTTTGGGGTCCACAAAGCCGCTCAGGTAGTCGATCACCACCCGCGAATAGGCGGTGCGGGCGTACCAGGCGCTGGACAGGAACGGCGTGTTGCGCCGCAGGAAGTTCACAGCGTCGCTGCCGACAGCGGTGTCCCTGCCCTGCACCAGGGCGTTGACGTTGGATGCGACCGGGCCGACCACATCGCCGATAAACCCGGCCACCGGCCCCGCAATCGTTGCAGGGATACCCCCCCCCATGCGGTTGGTTTCGGACGCGAAGAAATCACCGAAGATGCCCAGACCGCCGCCCTGAAACGCCGCAGCCCACCAGAATTTCATGGTGGTCATCGGGAGCGGGTCGTTACCCTTGGTAAGCGATTTCAACTGCAACGCCACTGCGCCCGTCAAAATCAGCAGCCCGCTGATCATCGCGGCGTAATTGACCTTGTCCATCACCGTGGGCAGGTTGATCAAGCGCCGGTACTGGTTCAGCAGCAGCGACATCGCAAAGGATTTATAAGACCCCGACGACCGCAGTATTTCTCCGGCAGCCGAACCGGGGGCATTGCCCCGGACCATGAATTCACGGCCTTCGATGTTCGCGGTGGGAATGGCGAATTCAAGCTGTTCGTGCGTCAGCATCTGCACCCGCATCGCCAGCCCTTCGGCCTCGGCGCGCGGCATGGCGGTCTGGGCTTCCAGCCAATACATCGGCGCGATGAAATCGGCACCGTTCGGGGCGACGAACCGGGTGGCGGGGTTGCGCAACGCATCCCAATCGACGGCGGTGATGCCCCGGCTTTCGAACATCCGGCGCAAGGGCGCGTCGATCGCGGCAAAATCGCGGGCGGCGTTTTCGGCCATGAACCCTGCGAATTCCATCTGGAACGCGATCTTGCGCATGTCGGTCACAAAGGTCAGGCCGGTGGCGCGCAGGGTGAACCCGGCCAGCCGGTCGGGGATGCCCGACCCGAACATCTGCCCGAAATACCGCGCCGATCCGCCCCCGGTGTCGGCGATCGTTTCGGCGACATAGCCCATCCGCGCCGCCGTTTCGCGGGTGGCGTGGCTGAACATCAGCTTGACCGATTTGCCCAGCAGGTTGGCAGGGTTCATTCCCATCATGTGCGCCGCCATCGACATGGTGGCGACATCGGTCACCGACGATACGACGGCGCTGCCCAGATTGTTTGACACCAGCACCGCGCGGGTGCCGCCGAAAAACCGCGCGGCGGCGATGCTTTCGGGTCGGTTTGCGGTGCCGTCGATATGCGACAGCATGGTCTTGGTGCGCATTTCCCAATAACGGACCTTGTCTTGCAGCTTGGGGTCGCGCAGATCGGCCGCACGTTTGCGCGCGACCTGGGCTGCAAAGTTCAGCCCGGCGCGGGGCGACGGCCCCAACACGCGCATCATCGCCACGTCGCGCGCCATCCCGTTCAGCCCGTTCATCATGGCGGTAAACGGGTCGGCGGTGCCGAATTCGGCGTTGTATTCCAGCCAGGACGTGCCCGATTTGAAATGCAGCACGCGGTGATCGGCGCGCTGGTTGTACAACGCCTTGCCGCCCATCGCCATGCTGGGGTCGCGGTCATCCCAGCCTTTGGTGGTGATGCCGTCGTAGACGTCCTGCAAGAACCGCACGATGTCGGCGCGGGGGGGCATCTGCCCCGGCGCTGCGGCAAACATCTGGCCGGTGGTGAAATCGGGGATGCGGTCCCAGGCAAGGCGGGTTTCGATATGGGCAGCCCAGGCGTCGAACCCCTTGCTGCGCAGCAAGATGGCGTCATGCGCATGCGGCACGCCGTAATCGGACAGATTGCCGATGTCGCCGCCATGTGCGTTGAAGGCGCGGCGCAAGTGCTGCTGCTGGCCGCGCACCGCCTTTGCAAACGCGGCGGCAGCGGCGTCGCCGGTCGCCTCGCCGTGCAGCTCGCGCACCAGCTTGTCCATCAGCACCGGGTTGCGGGTGGATCCGATGATGTTCAGCCCGACCGCTTTCAGCGTGTCGCGCAGGCCCGCAAGGATCGATGTCTCGTAGGCTGGGGTCAGCGAGGCGACGCTTTCGCCCTTGAAACCCGACCCGTCGGAAAACTCCAGCAGGTTGCGCAGGGCGATCGCCGGATTGGGGGAGGTCTCGATCAGGTTGCGGATCCGGCGCATCGCCTGCAACTGGTTCAGCACCTTGTGATACCGTTGGGTCTTGCCCTTTTTGGTGGCCTCCTTGATGTCCTTGGCCGCACGGGCAGCGGCTTGGCCCGGCGACATGTCGATGCTGTAGCGGGCCAGAAGGGCGTTGTAGTTCGCCAGCGCGTCGGCGGCACGGGCCGGATCGACCCGGTCGAAACTGACGCCACGCTGAATGCAGTCTGCCATGCTGGTCATGTGGCACCCCCAAAGATTGCGCAGGACTGGATGAACGCGTCAAAGCCCGCGTCGTCATCGAGGTCCTGCAAAACCTCGCGCGCGGTGCGGCTGGTGCCGTCGGGCATTTCGATGGGAAGGCTGCCGAATTCCGCGTCGAGGTCTGCGGCGACCCTTCGCGCGGCGGCGTCGGGGTTGACTGTGCCGATCGCGGCGGTGGTCGCATCGCGAACCCCCTGGGCCACCGGGTTGCGGCGGGTCAGCGGGGCGTCAGGGGTGGTTGGTGGGGTGTCGGGGGTGGGCTTATCAGGCGCGCCCGGATCGGCGCGCGGGGTCAACCCTTGGCGAGAGCCTTCCGCGCCTTCCGGCGTTCGAACATCGCTTCCGATATACGATCCTCGATCGCTTCCATTTCCGCCAGCGACATCAGCGGATACTTCGGGGCCACCTTCAAGGATGCCTCGGGGCTGTCCAAGGGCAGCGTTGTTGTCGATACGGGCATAGCCATCTGCAATTCCTTTCGCTTTCAGTATCTGGTACGTGCGGGGCGCGCCGTCAATGCCGTCCGCCATGACACCCGGCGGAATGAACCGCCCCGTGGCGACGCCGCGCCCAATCATGCGGTCGATCACAACCCCGGGCGCGGTGACGATTTCGAACAGATCAACCTCGTAACCGTCCTCTTTCAGCCTGGCGACAAGACGCTCAATGCTGGCCGGACTTCCACCAAGCTTCGGCAACAGAAGATTTGTGCCTTCGTCAATCAGCCGATCCAGCGCAAAGTTGCTCAGCTCGGCGCTTTCCTCATGCACGGCTGCGGCACCCTCGCCGCGCCCGTATTCCGGAATGACCTTTTTGGCTTCGTCTGCATCGACGATGGCGGCACCGCGCGCGCGGGCCAGCGGATTTGAAATCACCGACTTTCCGGCAGCGGGCGGCCCGATCAGGATTTTTGCCTTGCGCTCAGCGCGGATCGTGCCGGGGGAAAGGCCCTCATCGCTCCAACCAAGCGCAAGGGCACGCTTCACAAGATACGTGACGGCGGCATCCCTGCCTAGCAGATCACCGCCTTCGGCATCACGATACTTGCGCTGTTGCCAAAAGGCATCGGTGCCATAGCCGTCCAGCATCGTGGTGGGCGCGATTGCCTGCTGTGCCGCAATTGCCGCACGATAGTCGGGGTTTTCTTCCGCCAGGCGGGCAAGGACAGCCCCCGCATCAAACATTGGCTCAGCCGCCGTTACGGGTGCCGCTCGACCCTCGATGTCGGCCCTGATTTCTGCGTCTGCGGCCATGGCCTCGGGGCTGGCGGCTCCCTGATCGAACCCGTCCTCGGCCAGCATGGCGGCGGGGGGGGCAGGGGTTTGGGTGCTGCGCGGGGTGCCCAGATCTTCGGGCAGGTCGGCAAAGGTCTTGTTGTCGATCGCGCGCAGCACGTCGCGCGGGCCCGGCGCGTCGAACAGCGCGCCGCTGGCACCTGCGCGGCGGGCATCGTCGGCATACCGGGTGAGGAACCCTGCCACGTCATCGGCGGATGCAACCCGCCCGTTGCGCCAGAACTTGCGCACCAGCGCCACGGTCAGCGGGGCCACCGGGCCTGCCAGCAGATCGACCTCGTCCAGCATCTCGTCCAGGGCCTTGCCGATCGACAGACCTTCGCGCGATGACAGGGCGCGGGCGTTGCCGATCAGCAGCATCGCGTCGATGACATGGCCGGAAATGTCCATCTCGGGCACGACGCGGCCCGCCTCGATGTCGGCGCGCAGGGCCACCCAGGACGGGGCGGCACGTTCCAGCGCGTCCATCAGGGATTTCAGATCGCCCGCGTCGGTTTCGGTGTAGCGGGTCAGGATGGTGGGGTCAGGCCAGGCACGGGCAAACAGCGCCTCGCGCAGCTGGCGCTGGCCCTCGCGGTTCAAAAGCCCCTTGTCGTCGAACAGCGCGTTGCGTTCCGACCGCGACAGTGCCGCCAGCACGGCCCTGACGAACCCGCCATTGGCATCGGCCGTCAGCGGCTGCGTGGGGTCCAGCCGGGCCACCACAGGGGCGGTCATCGCCTGCGATTGCGCACGGGCCATGTCGGTCGAGGACATTCTGGCCACGCCGCTGTCTTGTGCTGCGACCGTAAAGCGTTGCAGATCGTCGTCCGTCATCGCACTGGTGCGACGGGCAATCAGCACGGGGCGTTCGACGCCTTGGGGAACGGCATAGCCTGCGGCCTCGATGGCGGTGCGGTAGGCGGTGGCGCGGTCCGGGGCTTGGGCGTAAGCGCGTTCGATGGCGGCCACGCGACCGTTGCCGCTTTCGATCATGCCGTTCTGGCCTACAATCGGCGGGCCATGGCTGGCATCGGGCGATGGCAGCAGCAGCGCCGGATCGAGCCGTGCCGCCGTATCGGCAATCCACGCATCCGATGTGATGCGGCTGCGGTCGCGCGGCTGAAACCTGCCCGACGCGCGGGTGAGGCTGGACACATCGACCACCTCGTATTGGACATCGATGCGGAATTCGTCGCCCGCACTGACCTGCCCGGTGCCGGTGTAGCCCCGGCTGGTGGTGTAACCGGAATAGTCGGGCATGTCGGTGCTGGCGTTGGGGTCATAGGCCCGGCGCATCTTGCGCTGCGACCAGCCGCGCAGATCGGCTGCGGTGAAATCGGCGAAACTCTTGTTGCCGAACCGGATGCCTTTGTTGGCGGCGATTTCCTTGGGGGTCATCAACTGGGCAATCGGCGTGTCCAGCGGGGCAGACAGCGCACGCACCGCACCGCCCGGCCCCATGAAATGCGCAAGGTAAATCTCGCCCGGTCCGGCGGGCAGACCTTTGGCGCGCAGCATGTCGTGGTTTTCGCGGGCATAAAGCCGGGTCATTTCGGCGTTGATCTGCCCATCGTCGCGCAGGGCCAGCACTTCGTTCGGGGTGCGGCCTTCCATCAGGTCGGGCCGGTGGCGGCGGATCATGTCCATCCAGGTGGTGCTGATGAACTGACCCAACCCGCGCGCGGAACTGGCCGGGTTTTGCGCATTGGCACGGCCGCCGCTTTCGACGCCGATGATCGCGTCAAGGGTGGCGGCTTCGTTGTAAGACAGCCCATCGGCTCTGGCCAGCGGGGGCAGGCGCGGCGCGGTTGCCTCGCGCACTGTCGGATCGCCGCGCAGGTTGGCTTCGGCTTCGTCGATGCGGATTTCGTGGTCCAGCGGATCGGCACCCGGCGGGCGGCTGTCGTTGATCCCGGCACGCAGCGATCGGACCAACCGTTGCAGACCTAGGATCGCGCCGCCGATGGCACCGCCAGCCACAGCGCCGCCCAAGATGCGGCCCGCCGCATCGGGATCTTGCAAGCCCAGCTCTTCCGCCACCCTGAATTCGCGCGGCAGCACGGCGGCTTCGGCGACAGCACCCAGCACCGCCGAGCTGGCAATCACGCGAAATGCGCTGCCGTAGAGCCCGAACGGCAGCAGCGCCAGACTGGTCTGGTCGGTCATGTAGCGGCCCGACGATCCCAGAAATTCGGCAACGCCGCCGCCGCGCTGGCCGGTAACGGCAACCGCGTCTTCCCATTCGGCGCGACGCTCGGCGTCGATGCGGCTGTCAAATTGCGCGCGGTCCAGGGGCAGGTTGTCGAACTTGCCGACAGGTGTGGCAGCCCTTTCGATGGCGACTTGCGCCAGCACCTGATCTTCGAAACTTTGCCATTGGCTGTTCAGATCGCGGTTTTTCATGTCCATGCGGGCGCGCGCCTCGGGCGACAGCAGGTCAAACATTTCGGTGGCCAGCGCATTGCGCTTGCGGCGGGTATAGTTCCACGCATCGGTCTCGATGGTGGTTTTCCTCCAGCCAGCCCCCATGACATCGGAAAAGTCGGCATTGCTTGGGCCGGGCGCCACACCCCTTTCCTGCGGGGGCAGTCCGGCGCGGGGGTCGGGCTTTGCCGGTTCTTGCGCAACAGGTTCTGGTGCTGCGGGATCCAAGGGCGGCGGGGCCGGTGCCGCCGCCGGGGCATCACGCGCCGGTACCGGGCTGCGGTTGCGCCGGATCAGGGTCAGCTCGTCTTCGATCGTCATGGTCATTGCCCGGCCCCCCGGATCAGATCGGGCAGGCGAAACATGTATGGCTGCCCGTCTGGATCGCCTGCACGGGGCACGTTTACAAGGCGGCCTGTCTGGTAATCGATATATTGCAGCATGTACACGTCGGTTTCGCCAATGCGCTTCAGCTGGGTGGTGTCCATGAATTTGGCGGGGTCATCGCCCAGATCGGGCAGCGCGCCGTCGAGGCTGGCCGCAGCCAAGCCGCGCATCGGGTCTGTCGGGGGGGCGTTTGGATCGGGGGCCGATCGCCAGGCATCCAGTCGCGGATCGAACCACCGGCCTGTCAGCTGGCGGCCCAGATTGTCCATCGCGGTCTGGACATCCTGCGCGGGTATGCCGAAAGGCAAATCCACAAAGTTTTCGTTGATCTGCTGAATGCCGCCAATGGACGCCGTGTTGTTTCTGTCGATTGCTCCGCCAGCGACGCGCTGGATGGCGCTGGTCATCAGGTCGACGGCATCGTTGTCATCCATGCCCGGCACCCAACTGTTGAAGCCGTCCGGGTTTATGCCTGTGGCGTCGCTGGCATACAGCGCCGTGGCGGCGGCCAGCATTTCCGCATGCTGCTTTGGCGCATCCCTGTAAACGCCGCCGGTCACCGCATCGAAAACATTGAGAATGTTGCGGGCGCTCGGCATGTTGACCGTCTGCTGGGCGATGGCCTGTTGACCGCGCAACACGCCTTTGACCAGCGCCTGATCTCGGGTGGTCATCAGCAGGCGGGCGGCGCGGGCGGTGGCAGGATCGGCCTCCAGCACGCTTAGAACACGGTCGGGCATGCCACCGCTGCCCGCAACTATGGCCGCGATCAGGGCCAGCTTGGGGCCTGCGTCCGCCCGTGGGTCCAGCACGGCTTTCAGATCGGCTTTCTGGGTGTTGTCGAAGATGGCTTGGGTGTTGGTGTACTTTCTGCCGGTCATGTAGGTGTCGTTGGCCAACCGGGCTGGCAGGCCCGCCGCAAAAGCATCCGGGGCGTCAGGATCGAAGGCGGGCAGGTCAGACACGGCAAAGCCCGCCGTGCGCTGTTGCACAACCGCATCGGCGCTATAGCCTGCCCCCGACTGGTCGCGCCATTGGCGCAAGACCTTCAGCCGCTCCATCTGGTATTTGCTGGTCTTGGGCGTGGTTTCCTCGACAACGATTGCCCGGTCCAGTTCTGCCGGGCTCATGCGTTTCAATCCGGGCATTTCCCCCCGCAATTCTTGCGCGGCCCGCACCTCGGGATAGAGGGGGTGAGCCATGACTTCGGGGTTGGTCAGATCGGCCTCGTCCACAAGGAAAGCCCCGTCCAGCATCATGCCGCCCATTTCCGTCAGGCGTTTGCCGATGGCCGCAGTGCGGTCGGACAAGGCCTTGTCGGCATCGCGGAGTTCCGCTGCGGCGGCTTGGTCGAGAACGTTCTGCGCAGTGACGCGCCGGGCGGCCAGCGTTTGCGCGCCTAGCCCGTCGTAAGTGCCTGCATCTGCATCGGCCAGAAATCCTGTTGGGTCGCGTTGGATTTGCGCTGTCGCCCGCGCGCCGGAAATGTCCTGGCGCAAGGCCTGCCGTTCGGTTGCAGCCTGATCGGGGCTGATCGTGCCCGACGCCAGACGACTGGCGATCGACGCATCGCCCAACTCGATGAATGCCCCCACAGTGTCGGGATCGGCTGTGGAAGCATCCGTCGTGATGGCCGCGCGCAAATCGATCCAGTCCGCGTCGCGCTGCGACTGACGCAACCCGATGGCGCGGCTGCCAAGGGCAAGGCTGTGGCGGTCGCCCAGTTCGGTGAACGCCAGATCCAGATCGTCGCGCACCTTCGGGTCCAGATCGTCGGTCAGATACTTTTCGCGCAGACCAGCCATGGCCTGATCCCAGTTCGGGCCAATGGCGTCAGGGTCGGATGTCTGCTCGATCTCTTGCCGGGCCACACCCGCTTCGCGCGTGATGTCAAGCAAGGTGCGGCGCGACGTTCGGTCTTGCTGCTCGGCTTTTATCGCCAGACCTTTCTCCAGCATCTTGTTGCCCAGCTCGGACAGCACGCCGCCAGTATCCGGCGTTGCGATCCGCACATCTGCGCTGCGGCCTGCAATGGTGCCGCCGCGCGGAACAGTCAGGGTCATGACATCACCCGCCTTTCGGCAGACCTGGCAAAGCCGGGCCACAGATCGGGGGCGGCGGTGATCAGGGTGCCTGCGGCAGACGCGGTGCCTCGCAGGAACGAAGACAACCCATCCGCCCGCGCCGCGCGCTGCTGGGCGGTCAGTTCCTGCTGCCGGGCCACCCCGCCCGAACGGATCGCCTGACTGTCGAACGACAACTCCTGCGCTGCGGTCTGGCCCAGGGCGATGGCAGTGGCACTGTCCAGCGTGACGCCCCGGGTGGCCAGTTCGGCGCGCTGCTGCGCGATTGCGGTCATCATCTGCGACCGGGTGCGCTGGTCCTGCGTGGCCGTCAGGCGGGCCTCGGTGTCTTTCTGGGCCTGAATGGCGGCAGATTGCGCTTTTGCTGCCTTCATGCCGGTCACACCTTGCAGCAAGGCCCCGCCGATGCTGACGATGGTGCCAAGTTTGGCAAGGCCAGTCCCTGCGGCGACGGCAGTCCCTGCGGCGACGGCAGTCCCTGCGGCGGCGGCTCCGGTCCCGGCCAGCCCAAGGGCTGTCAATGCTGCTGGAAAACACATTAGCGGCCCGCCTCCTGCACTGGGGGCACAATGGCCGTGATGGTCAGGGGCGCGCCGCTGTACGGCGTGATGCGGATCGACAGCTCGGCTGCATGGCCGGTCGGGGCGGGGATAGCGACGACGCCGGAATAGCCGATCGTCAGGTCTGACGCGACCACCTGCGGCACCAGCGTTCGGCGCTGGTTCACGCGCGGCTGCTGGCCAAAGTCGCGCTCGATGGTCTGGATGTACCCTTGGGCCGTGCGGTGCAGCCCGACGCCGATGCCACTGTGCAACCGCTTTCGGCGCCCCATCGTGTTGCCGTCCTGCGCTTGCGCCTGCACGTCCAGCGTTTCGGCAAAGTGGGTCTCGTCGAACAACCCGATAACCGCGTGACCAACGGCAATCGGCAGGGTGACGATGCCGGTGTTTGGGCCGGTGTTTGGCACAGTCAGCGGCCCGAATTCGCCGGTATCGGTCCAAACATGCACAGATGCCCCCACCAGATGCGGCACAAAAAATGTGGCAGTCAGGTCGTTCGGCGCAAAGATGACGGAACAGAAGAAATGGCAGGCCTCGGCAATCGGTTGCACGCCGGTCAGCACGCCATATGTCACCGCCTGATCTTCGACACAGCGGACTGTGGCCCCGTTGATGTCGCGCACCACTGTCAGTGTCAGGATGTCTTTGCCACCACCCGCGTCGGGGCAGACAGCCATGCCGTCGACAAACCCACCGGCCACAGACAGCGGGGCCCAGCCCAAGACCTCTTCGGACGGATCATGGATCAGCGCGACCAGATCGCCCACGCCGCGCCGCAGCCAGGCGATGGGCTGCGGCGTGCTTTGCCACACGATCTGTTCAAAGGACAGCGCGCCCAGATGCTGCGCAGGCAGCGACAATTCGCGGCTGGCGTTGGCATCTTGCTGCAAGTCGTATGCCACCTGCAAGACGCGGCGGCGGTCGCGGCTGATGAAGATCGGATTGCCATCTGGCGCGATCGGGCGCGCCGGGCTGGACCCGATGGCGCTGTCGGTGTCAAAGACCGCAGTCGTCGGCCCGATGGCCTGGTTGCGGCTTTCCGACCTTGTGCTGTATTCTTCACCCAACGCGAAAATGTGCAGGCCGGTGCGGCCACGCCGCAGGTTCAGGATGCGGTTGACCGTCGCTTCGCCTGCGACAGTGTAGGCGAACGCATCGTCGGCGTCGGTGCCACCGGCGAAGTCGGCGAAATCGCCGATTGTCGAAAACCATACGGTGCGCGGCTCGGCAGGGCTGGCCGCTGCCACCAGCCGTTGATCGAACAACTCGATGGTCGATGGATACCCATAGCGGGCAGACCAGGCACCTTCGGACCAGCGATGGGTAGGTGCCGCAACGCAGGCCTGCGGCACGGCCTTCAGCACAAGGGCGGTGACGGTGGTGGCGTTGGTAAAGGCGGTGATGCGCACGACGCCCACGCTGTCGGAGACGAACAGCCAGGTTGTCGGGGCGTTGTCGACCAGCGCCCTGCCGTCCTCATGGATCGGCGGGTTTTCCCCGGCATTCGATCCGGCAATCAACTCATAGGTGTTTTCGCCGTAGCGGCGGCGGCTCCCCAAGCTGAGCCCTTCGTTTGATGTCCACAGCGGCACGGCCGTGTTGTCGGTCGGCTTCAATTCGATCAGGCTGCCGGCGTGATTGGCGGCAAAAAACGCGCCATTCGCGGTCAAGGTGACCGATCCGGTTGCGGCACTGGCCCGCAAGGTCATTGCCTTGTCGAGGTTCTGCACCCGGAATGGCCCTTTGTCGAACGCCTGCGCACCAATTGTCCAGTTGTTCAAGGCCAGGCGGGCCAGCCGCTGGATCGGGCGCTGGCCGTCGCAGATATAAATCACATCGGCAGATTGCACCCATTTCAGATTTGGCAGGCTGTCCGCGCCAAACGGGGTGGCAAGCTCGAATGGCGATGCCCCGGTCATCACCAGCGCGCCATAGCGCCAGACCCGCATGAACAACGCCGTGAATTCCAGCACGAGGGCGTCATTCGCGGCAAAGGTGAAGGGGATCAGCACGGCATAGGCATCGCCGCGCGTGCGGCCCCGGTAGATCGTGCCCGGCGCACGGGTGAACCCGCCCTGCGCCAGCGGCAGGAAACCCTGACAGGCGGCCATGCCGGTTTGAAACCGCTGATAATCGAAACGGCGGTGCAGAAGCGGGTCGATTTCACCACTGGAAAACGCGACCTGCGGTGGGCTGGTGCGGGTCATTGCCGGGCCTCGTGAACCCAGTCGCCCTGATCTGCCAGCCCGTCATAGCGGGCCTCGGATGCCGAACGGGCGGTCTGACGCATGGCGATTTTCAGCCGGTCCATCGCGTCGCGCTTCAATGCATCCATCTTGCCTTGCGTGCCCAACCAGCGCGGGCCCAGCAGGACCGCCAAGTGCAACGCGACGACGGTCCGGAATGCGGCAGGCAGGGCTGCCTCGTTCACGATCCGGCCTGTGTAACGGATGGGCAGCGGTGCGGCCATGTCTGCGCGCAGCACATCGCGGTCGAGACGCCAACGGGTGTAGCCGTCTCCGACCTCATGAATGCGGACCAGATCGCCCGGCACGTTGTAAAGGAAGGGCAGTGCCGGATCGCCCGCAACCGCATCGCCGGACACGCGCGCGGGCAGGTTTGCATAGACCGACGCAAAGCCCCAGTCTGCGGCCTCAAGGCACATTTCCAACGCCACGGGATATTGTTCAGCCGCCGATCGCGCCTCTTCCGTGTCGTCGCCAAAGCTGCTGATCGGCCCCATTTCCATGAAACGGAACGCCTGTGCAGTGATGGTGTTGGCAGATGTGGTCATGTGCGCGGCCCGCTGATCTGCAAAATCCGGGGCCGTCGCGGCCCCGGCATGTGTTGGTCATCCGCGTCAGCGGTAGCGGTAGTGGATCTCGAACGGCATGTTGCCGTCGCCGGTGGAGTTCGCGATGGCGTGGGCCCACAACCCGATGGGGCGTTCGGGATCGACCGAAAAGCCCAGAACTTCCCACAGCAGCTTGTTGTGCCGGGCATCGCCGAACACTACAGGGTTGTGTGTCACGCCTGCCGATTTCAGCACCGATACCAGTGCTGCCACGGACGTGCGGGTGCCGATGCGGATTGCGGCGAAGCCCCAGTTTTCCACATCGAACGCCGTGCGGCTGTCAAGGATGCAGTCGCTGGGCAGTTCGGCCAGCTGATACCGTGACAGGTTGCTGTCGGTGGACAGGTTCAGAACGGTGCCGGTGATGCAGATTGGGCGGCCACGGGCGCGCGACGGGTCAACAGCGGCTTCCCCCAGGCGGGGGTCTCGGATGAGGTCGGATTTGCCGTTCACAACGGGCATGATGTTTTCTCCTGAAACGGAATGGGGGGAACGGCGGCCGGGGGGTCAGTCCCGGCCGTCAGGATCATTCAGCGCATTCGATGGCGATCACGCCTTTGTCCTCGATGCGGACGGCGTCGATGTAGGCGGACACATAGGCGTACGGCTTGTTCTTGGCCGACGTGTCGTTCCACATGTCGCCCTGCACATCTTGCCAGATGCCGACGGCGACGTTTTTCTTGGACCAGACCGGGACCAGCCGGTGGGTGCCTGCCGCGTTCAGCGGCACGCGGTTGGTCATGACCCAGTTGATCCCCATCAGCATCGTAGGCTTGCCGGTTTGCAGCTGGTCGATGTTGAAGGTGTTCAGGTTCGCACCCGAGGCCGCCGCGATGGCCAGCAGATTATCCTTCTGGATGGGGTTGATCGCCGCATAAAGCGGATCGTCGTCCTCGATGCCGAAATCGGCCAGTTGCATCGTGCGAACCGCCAGACGCAACTTGTCCAGCGTCAAGCCGGTGCCGCCATGCGGCATGATCTGGCTTGCGGGCAGACCGACGACGGTGGTGCCGCGCTTGCCTTCGGTGGCGCTGCCCAGAATGCCGCCGTCTGCGACCACATACTGGTTGTCGATCCGGCGCACGCCCATGGTGCGGTCCTGCTTGCCCCGGATCACACGGGCCGTGTGGACCCGCACGATGGCGGATGTGGGATCGGTGGCCGTGGCGAACTTGTCTTCGGTGTCGATGTACTGGCCGCTCTCAATCACCGGCGGGCGCACGACCCAGCGGCGGGTGCCGGATGCGGGCATTTCCGGGTTGCGGCGGCTGCGGTCCTCGCCGTAAGCGTATTCGCCTGCGTTCAGCAGGTCCGTCACGCTCTGGGCTTCACCCGTGGCTGAAATTTCGGTCACGGCCGTGGCCAGATAGTTCTTGGTCTGCTGCGTCACCATCTGGACGCTGCTTGCATACATCAGCTTGTGATGCTGTTCGACATTCAGTGCATAGTCGGGCATCTGCCCCTCCATGAAAAAACTCAGGTTGCTTTGGGTTTTTTCGGAAGGGGTGCCCACGCGAGGGTGGACCGATCCTGATGATCACGCTCATCTCGGGCGGCCGTCTTTCCGGCTGTCGTCTGGACCGAGTGACCTCGGGTGTCCGTCAAGGTATAGCGATACAGAAATCCGCAAATGCGTCAAGTGGGGGTAGGGCTCAAAATATGCCCCTCACAGCGGGTGCGAGGGGCATATTTGCGGTTGACAGGGGTTTTGGTCAGGGGCGCATCACCCCGGCCGGACGCAGAAGCCTTCCAAGTCGTCTCGTATTGAAAAATTCATGCCGAGCAGTGTGCCGCTGATCGTGACTTCTCCTGCAATAATCTCAGGAAAGTCGCGGCGTAAATTCATCCAGAAGTTTCGGCCAATATCGACCCGCAACGGCTCATAGCCGCGCATCTTCATGGCTGCCCGCGCCGCCGCAATCTGCTGGACAGGATCAGTGGCCACAATCACCCCCGCCCGCCGCTTGCGATCTTGGCCAGTTGTTCGCGCCGTCCGCGCAGGGCTGTGACCTGGGCGGCGCTGCCGGATGCCAGCGCCTTGCCGTATTCGCCGTCGGTGGCCTCAAACCGGGCCAGCTCGGCGCGGGCATCGGCGGGGGTCATCGTCAGGCCGCCGCCCTTGTGCAGCCCAACGGCGCTGTCTTCGCCCATCATGTCGGCAATCGCGGCCATGAACCGGATCACGCCCGCGTCGCCGGTCTTGGCAGACAGGGTGGCCCCCACGGCATTCAGCGCCTCGGTCGAAAGCCCCGCCTTTTCGGCAATCAGTTGCGCGCCCTGCCGGGCCTTGGTGATCACGGCGTCGGTCTGTTGCCCGTATTCGCGGGTCAGATCGGCCAGCATCTGCTGATTTGCGGCTTCGGCTTGGGTTTTCGACAGGGTTTCCAGCGCGGTCATCTTTTCGGCGAACAGGTTGACATAGGCCTGATGCGCCTCGGGCGACACGCCGCTGTCGAACGCCACCTTGCGCGCCTTGGCCTCCAGATCGGTATCCCAGGCCAGTTCCTTGGGCCAGAAATCCGGCGGGGTGACGGTATAGCCGTCTTCCTTTTCGGGCAGGCCAAGGGCTGCGGCGTTGGCGCGCGACCAGTCGGACAGCCGTTGATCCTTGGCCGGGCGGTCGATGATGGCATCAAGCCCCTTGCCGATGCGCTGTTCTGCGGCGCGGTGGCCTTTGACCAGCTTGGGCATGACCTTGGCCGCGTCGTCGTCGGCCAGCCCGCGCGCGGCCAGCCATTGCTGTTCCTCGGCGCTGTAATCCGACCCCTGCCACCAGGCGGCGGTGGTGGTGGTGGCGGCGTTCGTTGCAGCAGTCGTTGCAGCGGCTGCGGTCTGCGTTGCAGCCGCGGCCGTCTGTGTTGCGCCAGCATTTGCGGCGGCGGCGGCGGTGCCTTCATCGGCGGCGGCAAATACGGGGCCGTGGAAAATCCTAAACATCGTTGTCCTCCATGAGGGTGTTCATATCGTCGATCGACAGATCCATCAGTGCGAGGATCTGCATGGCGAAATCGCGGCGTCCGGCCTCATAGGCCAGACGCAGGGGGTCAAGCGGCTCGACCTCGGGGAACCCGTCCACCAGCCGCACGGGCTGCAAGGTCAGCACCCCGCCCATGCGGATCATGTCGGCGGGCAAGGCGCGGTCCTTGGCGGCAGCCGCACGCCAGCGGCGGGCGACGGGCGTGGCGGCGGCACGGGTCGGGAACAGCGTGCGCAAAATGATGTTGCGATCCCAGATCATTCGGGCACTGCCGCGACGGCCAACATGACTGGCGGATGCGCCCGGCCCAAAAGGGTCAGATGTATTGGGGCTCCCGCAACAAGATCGGCCAACTCAGCAATGGTTGGCTGCCAAGATGTGACCATAGCGGGCATTCCGTCAATCAATTCATCCCGAATTGCCAAGCCCTTGTAGCCCTGCGCCTTTCCGATGCGGCGCGTGCAGCCCTCTATCGCGTTTGACATCATGCCACCCCCTCCTGCGGCTGCAACGCCTGCGCGGCACCCGCCGCGTCCTTCATGGCCCCTGCCCCGGCTTGTGCCATCTGCATGGCCTGCATGGCCTGTTCCTGCTGTTGGCGGGCCTGCGCGATGGCGTCGGCGTCTTCGCGCGACCGGATCATCCGGGCGGGTGCGCCGCGCGCGTCCATCAGCACCTCCAGCAACCCGTCTTCGTCCAGCCGGTCGGCGAGACGCGGCTTGATCTGGATCAGGGGGGCGATGTCCTGAATGATCCGCAGGGCGGCGTTGCCCTCGACGCTGCGTTGTGCGGCGGCGGCGGCACTTTGGTAATTGACCTGCAGATCGGCCCCGGCCATTTCCGGGGGCGGCGGCGGCAACTGGCCCGCGCGCCACAACAGGCTGAACCGGCGCGCGACCTTGGGTGCCAGGAATTCTTCCTGCACCCGGCCCTGGTAGGGTGCGTACAGGCGCTGACGCTCTTCGGTGATCGTCATCACCTCGGTGGCTGTCATGCCGGTGCGGCCCGCCAGTTGCATCAGGGTATGGTGGAAGGCATCCTTGATTTCTTCCAGCTTGGCCTGCTTTTCCTGCAAGGTCAGGTTGAAGCCGCCCGACAGTTCCAGCGGGCGCAGCATCTGGTTGCCGTTGGCGGCGATGGCGCCGTAAACCACCGCACCGGGGCGGATGCGCCCGTTCAGCGGCCAGTCGCCCCGATCGGGGGCAAGAATGGTCGGGTCGGCAGTGCGCTGTGCCATCCGCACGGTGGCCTCGTCCATCCGGCTGTGCGCGCGGGTGGACGCCAGGGCTACGAACCCCGGCCCGGTGCCGATCACCGCGCCGCTGTCCACATCCCAACGCGGCACAAAGAACGGCATTTCGTCATAACCGCTCTGGCGCACCAGCGTGCCTTCCATTTCGCAGGTGTAGTTCGACACCCACGCCTTGCCCTTGATGCCCAGCAGGCCCTTGCGCCACCAGTCGTTCTTGATGATGTGGTGGTAAAAGGCGATCTTGGTCTGGTCGCCCTTTTCGGCCATCTGCTGCAGTTTCGGCGGCAGGCTGCCCCCCCGAAACATGCTCATCGCAGCGGCGGGTTTCAGGTAAAACCGCCGCACCACCTCGCACACCCGCCCGAAGCCGTCGATGTCCCAGCACACTTCGGCCAGGCTCAGGGTCACGTCGAGGATCCTGCGCTCTGCGGGCACCACCTCGTCGTATTGTGCGCCGTTGCCGAATGCCGACAGATCGCTGAAGACTTGCGTCGTGGCCGAATAGAACGGGCTGACCGACGGCAGAAAGCTGGCAAGGATCAGGTCGGTCACGGTGTCCAGCCACATCTTGGCCGGGTGCCAGGCGTTCAGCTCGGGGTCGTTGGTTTTCAACCCGAACCAACGGTTGGCCGGGTTGGTCAGCGTGCCGTAAAGCCCCGCCGCGAAATTCGACTGCGCCATGATCGGGGCCGACGACAAAGGCTTTTCCAGAACCCGGTCGTTGTGATCGGTCTGGCTGAACCCGCCGCGCTGGGGGCGGATCAGGCGGGCGATGGCTTCCCAGTCCTGTTCGTACTGCGACCGTTCGGATTTCATTTCGCCCCAGCGGCGCTCGGCCGTCTCATGCGCGGGGTGGCGCGTGGCGATCGGGGAAAGGCTGCTCATGCGGCCACCCCGCCCAGCGTCATCGTGGCCGGAATGCCGATCGGGCTGGTCAGCACGTTGGCGGCCGCACCTGCGCGGCGCTTGCGCAAGGATGCCTCCAGATCGGCCTGCTGCAGCGCCTCGGTGTTGTCATAGGCGGCGATCTGAACGGGCTTCGGGGCTTTGGGGGATGGAAAGCACATGGGGTCAGCTCCTGTTTTCGGGGGCAAGCCAGGCAAACTGGCGAAAGGTTATGGTGCCCGACAGGCCAAATCCTGGCATGTCAGTCTCGTGTTCGAACCCCAACGCGGTCAGCAGGCCAGCGGCGGTGGGGTGGCCCGCCCAGCTGCGCGCCTCGATCCGCCGGATACCCGAGGCGGCACAGGTGGCGGGCAATTCGGTGCGGATGCGCAGGGCCATTTCGGCCAACGGGCGGCGGAAGGCTGCATGGTCACGGGCCAGCAGGGCGGCAGATGCCACGCCTGCCTGCCCGGTATGCGCCAGGGCGAACACGGCAAACGGCCGCGCGCCCCGGTCAGGGCCGGTGATGGCCACAAAGGATGCCAGGCGAAACGCCTGCATCGCGCGCCAATCGGCAAACAGCGCCAGATGGCTTGCAGGCGCGCCCCGCACCAATTCGGCCTCCATGTGGTCGTGCGCATCCAGTCGCTGCAGCACGGCCATGGCGGTCAGATCGTCGTAGGGGCGCACTTCGATCATCAGGCGGCTTCCAGATCAAGCAGATCGCGCCGCGCGGCCATCAGCCAGTTGGTCATCGCGCCGAACTGGCCCGAGGTCGAGGTGGCCTCTATCCCGGCCAGCTTCACGCGGATGTTGCCATCTCCCTTGGTGTCCCCGATCCTCATGCGTTCCTCTGCCTTCAGACGATCGACCAACCCCGAAAACAGATGGTGGTGCATCTGGCCTTCGATGTCGCTGACCAGCCCGCGCAGCTTGACAGCCCGCAAGACCGATGCGTGGGCAGCCTTTGCCTTGGCAGCGGCAGCGGCTTCCTGATCGGCTTGCGCATGCGCGGTGGCAGCTTCTTGAAGTTTGGATGTCATGTGTCAGCCTTCCGCTGCAAGACGGTCACAAAGGGCATAACCCTCCAGCGGCCACATCTGACGCACCGCATCTTCACGCGCGAATTTCATGCCAAGCTCGGCGTTGAAGTTGGCCGGATCTGCGGGCGCAGCCTTACCGACCAAGGTAAACCCGTTTGACAAAAGCAATGCACAGATCGTCAGATGCGGCGCGATGTCCAAGTTGATAAAACGTTCAGCCACGATCTTTGCCTCCATGCCAGCAAGTGTCACGCGGTTGGGGGTCTTTTGAACGGCCGCAGCTTCGGCATCGCTTAGTTCAAGTAAATTCATCTCTTAGCCTCCATAGGGGTTGAACACGTCGAAACCGGTTTGCAGCCCACCGGCAGGCTCGGCGCGGCCCATCGCTGACCCGCCGTTGCGGCCCGGCAGGGATGCGCCCACGCCGGGAAAGCTGAATTTGGACAGGCCACTGGGCAAACCTTCGGACAGCAGCAGGTATTGCCCCGCGTCATGCACGTTGGCTTCGGTCAGGCTCTTGTCGGGCACCTTGCGCTTGTCGCCGCTGGCGTCGATTTCGTCTTTCCAGACATACCGCGCCTCGAACCCCCGGATCAGAAATTTGCAGCTGGGGTCAATCAGCAGGCCGGGCCGTCCGCCGTGGATGAACTCCAGCGCCGCGCGCACGGCCTCCAGCCGCGGCTGAATGCGGTTGGTGCCGATCTTCTGCGGCCGCACCCGAAACCCTGCCGCCTGCCCCACCAGCTTGTTCCAGGTGGCGTTTTCATCCGCCGCCTGCGATGCGCCATGCTCGCCCGCCATGTCGCCGTATGCCGCCTCGACCTCGATGCCCGGCCAGCGCCGTTCCAGCAGTTCGGCCAGGCGCTGGCCAAAGGTGACGGCCATCAGCCGTTCCGCAGGAAAATGCAGCTCTCCAAGGATCAGCCAGTGGAACGGGGCCACGAACTGCCCGATCAAGGCAGCCCCCTTGAAGCCCTGATCAAGACCGATGCGCAACGGCACGCCCGGCTCAGGCGCAATCGTGCCCTCGGCCACATGGATGCGGCGGTTGTATTCGCGGCGGAACACCGGATCGCCCGCGCGCAGGTAGACGATCTTGTTCAGGATCAGCCGGTCGATCATGTCGCCGCGCCCGGCCAGCCGCATCGCGGCGATCTGGCGCGGATAATAGGCCGCCGACAGGTTGATCAGGTTTTCGCAACCGGGCAGGCCGTAGCCCGGCTGATTGTAGAATTCGATCCGGATGGCGCGGCTGCCAGCGGGCAGCCCGGCAGTCATCGCCTCCGCCATCCGGCGGCGTTCGTCCGCGTCGTGGAACACCCGGAAAGCCCAGTTGTCCTCGTCCGGCGCGTTGAAGTCGCAGATGATCTGGCCGTAGCCGCGCAGCTCGGGCGGATAGCCCGCGAAATGGGCCGCACCCGGCCAACGGTCGATCCGCCCGATGCCTGCGGTCAGCACCTCGACCGGCACGGTGTCGGTCTCGTTCAGCCAGATGTCGGTGGTCTGCACGCCGCGCATGGATGCGATCACGTCATCGCCGAACGCCATGAACTCGACCCGAAACTCGATCGGTCCGTTGCCGTCTTCGAATTCGATCACATGGGTCACCGGGTCGCCGCGCCCGCCAGACCACTTGCCCAGCGCCTTGGGGTAGACCTCAAGATAGCTGGGGATCGTGGTGGACCATAGCTGGCGGTACGTCTCGCGCACCACCAGCAGCTTGTAGCGCCGCCAGCCGACCTTGGTGCCATCGGCGCGGGTGTGCAGGTCGATGGTGCTGCGCGGCATGTCCGTGGCCCGGCGCAGGCGCGATTTCAGGGTGGTGGTGGTCTTGCCGCTGCCGACCGGGCCTTGAATGCCAAGGATGTCGGCGTCCGACCAATACAGCATTTCGGCAATCGGACCGGGAAAGGTCGGGGCGTCAGGTGGCATCTTGTCAGCGCCACCGCCCGGCGCTAGCGTGGTGACCGCGTCGGCTGCATCCATGCCGATCAGCGCGTCGATGGCGTCAGGCTCAACCGGCGCGGCCACACCCCCCCGATCGCCATCCGCCACCGAACGGGAAACCCTGCCCCCCCAACCCCATTGCGCAGATTTCAAGATCGCGGTCATACCCGACCCCCTGTCGGCCTGAAAAGGTGGAATGGGGTCACACAGAGGGGGAGAGAGACTTGCGCGCCGACGCCCCCCCCGGTGTCGCGTTCCGCGTTCGTTCTGCCTTGTGGCGAAAGGCGGGTGGGGGTGGCGATGCGGACCAGGACGGCAGGCATTGCCCGGCGGATCACGGCGCGCGGTTGATTTTTGATCAACCAACCGGACCGGATTTTACCCTGCGATTTCAACACGTTGATCATTCCGTCCTAACTTCGCCGTCCGAATGGCAAGATGCGCCTTCGCTAACCTGTTGATTTTCCTGTATTTCCCATGGCATCGGCGGAGGACCGACCCGGCGCGCCGATGGCGTCACATCCCGCGCCACCGCAGCCCGGTCAACAGCACGATCGACAGCCATCATCGGTGCGGCCGGGCTTGGCATCTGGACGATCTGCGTCACCTGGAGGGACGCGACGTCCGGCGTGACCTTGGCCAGCCCATACGGCAACAACGCCTCGACGGCCCGCAGTTGCGCCGTGAACACGAACTGGAACGTCGCCAGCCGCTGCCCGGTGGTGGGCCGGTTGTCCAGCTCCTTGGTGATCAGAACGCCGTCCTTGATCACCTCGACCACGTCCCGCGCACCCGACTGCGCCCAGATCAGCACCTGCTCGGTGCGCTGCAGCGCCGTCAGGAACGCATCCGCCCCGCTCGCCATGCCAGCCATCTCGGCCAGCACATCCTCGGGCAGCCGAAACCCCTTGGCGGCCAGCCACTCGCGCATCTGATTGGTCGCGCGCCCCTTGCCACGCGGCGGACGCCCAGCCTCACCCGCCGTGGCCTCGTCGGGCAGGAATGTCAGCTGCTCGCCCGCCTGCGCCGCCGCCTCGATCGACACCGCCGCCTGCCGCGCAAGGTCTTCGAACTGGGTTTTCGGGGATGTCATGGCTCAAAAACTACCCTTTTTGAACGATTTCAACAGGTTGACCACCCACACACACCACTTCAGGCCCGGTGTGTGGGTCGGTGTGTAGGTCGGTGTGTAGGTCTTATTACTAAATATCTCTATCTTTTCAGGTAGATAGACAGACACACACACTGACACACAGGAATAGCGCGCACAGGTGCACGGCTGCGCACACACGCACATGCACACATATAAGGGGGGCGGTTTTCGGTGTGTCAGTGTGTAGGTGTGGGTCAACCCCTTGAGCATGCTGACAAAAGACCCACACACCGCACCTACACACGCACCCACACACCACTGCAGGCCCGGTGTGTGGGGGTCAGCCCCCGAACCCGTGGCCTGCGACCAGTGCCGCCGCGTCTTAAGGTCTGCAAAACGGGTCCGGGTCCGGGCCGAAAAGTGAGGCGCGGCGGGGGTTTGGCGTATGATCACAGCGTGGGGGTGCATCAGACAAAGTCCTCCATGCCGTCAGGCAGGGCGACGGACGGTGCCGCGCTGTCAGCAGGTGCCGCGCCTTGAGCTGATACAGTTGCGGGGAAGTGCAAAAGACCGGGGATCGAGGCGAACGGCACTTCGGTTCCACGGGTCCGGGTGCCGTCGAAATACCGCGCCTCGACAGCGCGGCCCCCGACGGCACCCTTGATGCGCACCGCAGACTGGCTCCAGACACCGTTGGCCCAGTCCGACCGGGCGAACAGATCCTTCAGACCCTGCAAGGGCTGGGTGGCGATGAACAGCGTGGCGGACTGGCCGGTGCCGATGATCCGCAACCCGGCCTTGCTCAGCTTGCTGTTGGCCTCTTTGGCGCGGGCGGCGCGGCCTTCGCGGTCGGTTGAATAGCCGTCCAGCAGCGCACGCGGCGCGCCGGGCAGATCGGCTGCCACCATGATCCACTGCGCGATGTTGAACTGTTCGCCCTTGCGGTAGATGTCGTAGGGCTGGGTCAGCAGGTGCAGCAGCATCGCGTCGGCGTCGTTGCCGACCTCGTCGGCATCGACCTTGACTTGCGCAGAGATCTTGCGGGCCCAGCCGGTCATCTCGTCGGCATTGGGCAGGGCAGCCTGGCGCGCCATGCAGGCCATCGCCAGCACGGTCGCCCAGTTGTCGCCGTTGCGCCCACCCAGACCTTCGGCGGCGAAGGCGTCGCGCCACAGCGACAGACGCTCTTTCCAGGTGGGCCAGCGGTCGATCAGGATGCGCTTCAGGACGGCCCCGCGCTTGCGCCACGTTTCGGCACGCAGGGGGCCTGCCTTGGGTGCGTCGTCGCCCCGGTCGTTCAGGCTCATGACGATCAGACGGCTGACGTCCTGCGCCTTCAGCTTGCCGGGGATCAGGATCGAGCTGAACAGGAACGACGAATAGACGTTGCCGCTGGCGCCCTTCTGGTCTGCCGATCCGCGCACCCACTGGCCGCCGGAACTGGCGACACGGGCCAGAACGATAATGTCGGCCTCCTTGTTTGACCCCTCGTTGCCGGGCTCCAGCTCGTCGAGGGCGACGGGCAGCGACGAATGGCCCAGACGCGCAGTCAGACCGGCCTTGGTGGCATCGTTGGTCTTGATCAGTCCCTTGGGTCCGTGGATATGTTCGATCAGATCGTGAAATCGGCTTTTGCCTGCGGCCTTGGGGCCGGTCACCCAGAACGTCGGCCGCCAGTCCAGCGCGCCGCCCAGCATCTGCACGCCCAGCATCCCCAGACAGATCATCGGATCTATGTCGGGGCGCTGCCAGACCCACGTCTCGAATTCGGCGTGGATGGCAGAGATGGCCGTGTCGGCGCGGCCAGCGTCAAAGTCGCCTGCTGCGATTGGGGCGGGGATCGGCGGATAGGCCGGGTAGATGCGGCTGTGGTGGGTGCGGGGTTCGGTTATCGCGCCGCCCATCACCAGCCGGTTGCCCAGGTGATAGATCAGCGCGCCGTCATCGTCCTTCCATGCGCCGACGCCGCGCACAGCGCCTTCGGGGTCAAACACGCCCCGATCGGCGCAGGCGCTGATGATGTCGGACATCGCCCGGCCCTGGTCAAATGCCATGGGCTTGGGCTTGCGCGACCCCTTGGCAAAGGTCGGATAGCGGTGGTGCAGCTGGTGCTGCAAATTGCCAAACAGGGTGGCGATGGTCTGGGTATCGACCTTGACCTCGGCGCGCAGCTGGCCGTGCACGTCCAGCAGGTATTGAAGCTTGCCGCTGACACCCAGCGCCTTGACCGGGCAGCCGTCCCAGATTTCGCCATGCGGGCGCGGCGGGCCTTTGGGCGGCGGCGGGGCGGGTTGGTCGCGGTCTGCATCGGCATCGGGCGGGGCAGGGTTTTTGGGTGCGTGGTCTTTGGGTGCGGGTCTGCGGGCAGCGGGTGTGGTGCCAGCTTTCGGCGCTGCCACGATCGGCGGGTTGTCGAGCTGGTCTGCAAGTGCATCGACCGGCGTCAGCGATTTGCGCGCGCGGGGTTTGGGTGCGACCTTTGGCGGTGGCTCGGATACGTTGGCAGGCGCAACCGGATCGCCCACACGGCGGGGCGGCGGGACGGGGTTGTCAAACCAGTCGTCGGCGCTGTCTGCGTTGTCTGTGGTCACGCGCGGGCCTCCGGGTGATCGGGGCCGTAGTCGTTCAGGGTGTCCGCCCGTTCGCCGCGACGGATGCCTCGGGCCAGCTGGGCGATGGCATCGCCGCGCGACAGGAAGCGGCGCTGCGTCAAGGCATCGCTGACCGCCAATACCAAGTGCTTGCTTGACCATTTGGCGACGCTGTAGTTTGCCAGAAACCGGATCGCCGGGGATGCGCGATCATGCGCCGCAAGATCCTCGGTCCGCGTCGCGAGGTGGTCGCCATACCCGTTGCCGCTCATAACGCCGCCCCGCGAAACACGCATTGCCAGGTGGCGGCCACGCCCGGATTGGCCGCGACCAGCGTTTGCGACGTGCTGGCTCCTGCGAGCACGCAGATTTTCCTGGTGATCATCTAACCGGCCTCGATGCGGGCCGTCTGCACTGTCGGGGTCATCAGAAACAGGATCAGCAGCCAGTCCATCAGGCCACTCCCTGCCGCTGTTGCTCACTCGCCAGCGCCGCGCGCAGGCGGTCGTTCAGATCTTCGCCCGGAACGTCCGACTGTACGACCCGCACCACACGGCCACGGGCGGCATGCGCCTCGATGACGCCTGCCAGCGTGGCGCGCGCGTCCGGGTGTGCGTCGGCGTCGGCCAGGATCACCACCTCGGCCACATTCGCGGGCAGATCGACCGCCCCCATGTTTCCCAGGCTGACCCCGGCCAGCACCCGCAGATCGGGGCGCAGGATGATGGCCGACAGGGCGGTTTCAATCCCTTCGGCGATGTAGATGCGGGTGCCGGGCGGGCATTCGGCCAGCCTTGCCGCTTTGCCGCCGCGCGGGCCGATGCCCGACGACAGACGCACCGACCCGCCCCAGAACGACCCGAGGATCTTCTTGGCATCGGGCACCTGCAACTTGCCCCAGCACCCATTCGTGGCGATCGCCAGATAGGTGCGGTGGGTGCCGATATGCGCCCCCGTGCCATCGGTCACCGCCGCAACCATGGCGGGCAGCCTCAAGGGCGGCAGGCGGCGCGTGGTGACCTCGCCGGTGTCAGTATCGGTCAGCTCTTCGTCATCACGAAAATACAGGCATTCGGGGTGATAGCGCAGGGCACGCGGCTGCCAGCCGATGCGCGACAGGTCGATGCTACGGTGGCGCAGATAGTGGTCCACCGGCGTGCCTGCGATTTTTTCCTGCGCCGACAGCCACAGCCCTTGCGCCGCGCGCTGACTTTTCAGCTTGCGGGCCTTTTGCGCCTCGACTGCCGCCGCGCGGTCGGCTTTGGCACGGGTCGCTGCGGCATCGCGCTGCCGCCTCAGCTCGGGGCTTTCGGTATCAAGGCCCAGAACGGCGCGGGCCTCTTTGATGGCGTCGGTCAGGCTGACGCCAAGGCTCAGCGCGATCAGATCAAGGATGTCACCGCCCTTGGGGTGGCTGGCAAAATCGACCCAGCGCCCGGCGTCGGGGCCGGACAGGGTAACGCAGAACGACCCGACGCGGGTGTCGGCGCGGCCGGGGTTCAAGGTGAAATACCGCCCGCCCTTGCTGTAGCTGCCGATGGCAGGCGGGGCATAGCGGTCAACGACGCTGTCCAGCTGCGCCAGCAGCCGGTCCTTGATGTCGTCGATGCTGACCGTCTGCCGGGTCATGTCAGAAGCCCGCCAGCATGGCCTGCAGGGCGATATTCACCTCGGCCCGCTTGAACCGCTTGCCGTCCAGCAGCACCTCGAACCGCGCCTTGATGTCGCGGTCTGACAGATCCATCTCGACCACGATTTCCTGCAACGGCCAGCCCAGACAGGACAGCCGCAGCAGATCGGCGTCGCGCTCCAGCGTCCAGATGAGGCCGCGCGGCACATCGCGCAGGTGCTGTGCCAGTGATGGGGGCGGTGCGGCGGGCACGGTGGCGGGCACGACAGGAGCTGGCGGAGGCACAACGCCCGGGCAGCTAAACATCATGTTGTGCGTGTTGCGCAGCGTTGCGCCGGACAGTCGAACAATACCCCCAGAAGGGGCATAAGGCGCGGCCATCTCGGGCGGGTGTGTCACCGGCTCAGGCACCGGATCAACCGTCGCAGTCGGGCCTGCCGCGTCCAGGATCGCCGCAACCCGCGCGCCCAGAACATGACGCAGCCGCCATCCGGTGCCCTCGACCGGGCGGTGCAGCGCAACGGCGGTCAGGTCGCGCGACATCTTCACCGAATGCCCGGCCAGCCGATGCTGGGTGAACACCTCGATCGCCGTAGCGTCCTCTTCGGCGGTCCAGGGCGACCCCTGCATCGCGCGCACCGACCCCGGTGCCGGATCGACTGGCTTGGCATGCGCGAACATCAGTGGCGCGCCGGAAACGAGCTTGCCGTCGCCGATTTCATATGGCGCTAAAGCTGGCGGCACGACAGGTGCTGGTACCCCCGCCGTGCCTTCCGTTACCGCCCCGGTGTGCTCGGCGGCTTCGGAATGGGGTTTGTTCCCCCCGGCATTCGTGACTGCCGGGGGTTGCGCCTTCTCTGCGTCGGGATGGGGGAGGTCCAGCCATGGCGCAGGGGCGGTTGGGGTTGGCAAGGCCGCGCAGGGCGGCGTGTCAACATCGGGCATCAGCAGATTGCTTTTCAGTGTGACCGGCTGGCCCGGTGTCAGATCGAACTGCACCGTGATGCCGAAATTTGCCAGCACATCGCCCGCGTTGATGATCGCGCGAAAGTTGGCCGACAACAATTCCAGTTCGGCCAGCGACAGGGTGTTCAACTTCATGGCGCTGGCCCCTCGATGACAGGTTCAGGATCGATGGGCGCATCCACCGGGTGCGGCCAGATCAGCATGTGCAACTGCGCGGCCCGCCAAAAGAAGAAAACCGACAGCACCGCCTCGGCTTCCAGCATCGCCTTGGTCCAGGCGGTGGCACCGCCGCGCTTGCGGCAGGCAGGCCAGGCGTCCAGCACCGCATCGGCTGCCGCGATCACGTCGCGGGCATGGGGCGTGGAATGATCGCGGCACAGCGGCAGGGCAGCGGCCAGCATGTCGATCGCATCGGCGGTCCGGGTCGATCCGGCCAGCTCGCAGGCCACCACGGCCAGCGCGTTGATCACCAGCTGCTCGGGCGCGGTCATCTTGCGCGGGGTGTCGGATGATCCGCTGTCAGCCATGAATGTCGCTCCGGTCCAGATCGACGGGGGCAGGCCAGTGCGCGGGGTCCGACAGGGCAGATGCGCCCGACAGCAGCGCGCGCGATACGTCCGCCTCCAGCGCCTCGCCCAAGACCACCACCGCCTGCGGATCGCGGCGGTGCTGTTCGTACATCGTGGCAAAGGTCAGGATCGCCTGCCGCAGGGTATCGCCCTTGGGCAACAGCTCTTCGGCCTTGGTGCGCATGTCGTCCACCGCATGGCCGGTCAGACAGCGGGTGCGGGCCGACAGGGCCACCGACTGCGCGGCAAACAGGGCAGGCATGCGCGCGCTCATGCCGCCACCTCGCGGGGGTGGGGGAACGGGACGGGGGGTTGCGCGGCGGCGGCTTTGGTCGCGGGGCGGGCCTGCAGGATGGCGGCGATCTCGGCCTCGGGCGCGCCTTGGATCAGATGCCCGGCGGTCAGGCCCAGGCGGTGGGCGTCGGAATGGGCCAGCAACTGGCGCATGATCGTGGCAGACGGGAAATCGCCCGCCGCGCGCAACCCGTTGGCATGACGCCACTGCGGAATGGCCGTGCGGTTATAGCCCAGAATGGCCGCGATGACCGGCGGCGGGCCGATCAGCCGCTCGCAAATCCCGACGGGCGTAACATGATCTGGTGTGATGTTCTGGCGCATGACGCTAGGTGTAGACGTGCTGCGGATGATTTGGCAACCAACTTTTTAAGTTTCACCATCGTTTATGTTGGGTTATATGTTACTACATGTGACCGATGGACGATAAGTGGTTCAAGGCACAACAGAAAAGCGCTGGCGTTACCGCCGACGACATTGCCGCGAAGCGCGGCAAGAGCCGGGTAAACGTTTCTCACATCCTCACTGGCAGGCAGAAGATGAGCTTGGAGTGGGCGGAAGCGTTTGCTGACGTGCTTAAGGTGGACATTGCGACTGTGCTTGAGAAGGCAGGTGTGTTCGATCCACAACGCGCACAGCAGATGTCGCCGGGGTTTGCCGACAGCGACGTTTCTGTCTTCAAGCCTGCCGCACAAAACAGTCGATTGCCCAACGCCATTGGCACGCTGCTTGGACAAAAGCCCGGTGTTGACGTCTGGACCGTCAAAGGTATGGGCATGGCATTGTCCGGCTACCTGCCTGGCGATTTCATCCTCGTTGACACGTTTCAGTCGGAACGGGTGCGCGCTGGCGACGCGGTCATCGCACAAGTCTATGGACGTGAGAACGTCCGCACAGTGTTTCGTCGGTTTGAACCGCCGGTGCTTGTTGCAGCCAGCATGGACCCCGATGACGCAAGAGCATTCGTTGTTGATGGGGTCAATGTTGTGATCGCAGGCAAGGTCGTCGCTAGCTGGAGGTTGTGATGCAACGGAAAGAATTTGACGAGGTCTATAGTAGATCGTGCAATGCCGCTTTTTTTGCCATTACAGCCTGGCCAATCGTCCTTTACTTTTTGACGCCTTGGATTTTTATCAATGATTTGATAGGGATGGGGTTGCTCGCATTAAGTTTTGCCCAATATTTTTGGGTGCCAGATGCCTTTGCGCGCTGGATGACTAAAGATCTGAAAGTAGATGCACCCGTAGCTTTGGCGGTGCCGGTGATCACGGTCAGGGACGAACCTTGGCTGTGGTGCCAGAAGATCAGCCTTCCGCTCGATTTCACCCTATGGCTACAACCGGGAACGAGCAGAACATGGGCCAGTCAAAGCGCGGATAGCAGACCGACCGAGGCCGATCCAGCGGACAGCGCCGTTTACTGGGCCGTGCATACGGCCATCTTGGATGACCCGATTTTCATCGGGCGGACAGGGGCAGCGTTTGAGCGATTTCAGATAATCTATATCAAGGCCGTTCTTAACCATCGCCGCGAACGCGAGTTTATCAGGGAATGGCCGGTTCCGTCCATCTTGGTAAGGTTGGAAACACTCACTAGGCCTGAAAATAAGTAAGCTATACTTAAATTGATGGTTGACAGCCACACGCCACAACTCCTAACTCTTGTGCAACGCCAACGCACAGGAGATCGCACATGTCCCCCGCACTGTCTTACGCCCGCACACAGCCGCTGGGGGATCGCCAGTTGGCGACCTTGCGGCGCATCGCGCATGACGCGCCCCACTCGCTGGCATCCGAGGCCGAGGCAGAATACCTGCTGGCCGCCGTCGGCCCGCTGCTTGACGAGCTGGCCGCGCGCCGGTCGTGGATGGCGGTTCACGCCACGGCGATCGACCTGACCAACGTCATCGTTTTGCCTGCGGTGCGCTGAGTGAGCCGCGCGCTGCTGCCCGCCGACCGCGACCTGACGCCCGACGAGGCGCACGGGTTTCGCATCGCCTGCGCCTGCTTCGAGACTTTCGGTCGGCAACTGGCGGGCGCGCCGGTGTCGGTGGCAGGCCCCACGCGGGCCGTGCCGCGCGACCGGATGCAGGATGCGGGTCAGGTGATGATCGGCATCGCCCGTGCCATGGATTTGACGCTGGGCCGCCCCGACAGGCGCGCCAGTCGCTGACACTGCCACCGGGGCCGCCTTGGGTGTTGCTGCTCGCCCACCCCCCGGACACAGCAACGCCCCGTCGCAGGCGGCAGACTGGGCCAATCAACAGGCAGGACTGACATGACGACCTTTGCTTTCGTGGCTGCGATCATCGCGGCGCTGATGATCGGGGCCACGCTCGGGATCGGGATCATGACGATCTTCATCGTCGGATCGCGCGGTGACGGGCCACCAGCCCAGGACAGCGAGTTTGATGCCTCGATCAACGAATGGGGCTACATCGGCGAACGCCGCGGATCGGGGGATTTGTGATGACCGCCGCTACGTCCCCCGCCCGCATGTTCCTGATCAGCGCCGAAGTGGCGGGCCTGCTCGATCTGACCCGGCACACCTTTTTGCTGCGCCGCGAAACCCTGATCGACCAGCACGGATTTCCCGAACCGATGCCGCATTCCGCCTCGCCGTTGCGCTGGCGGCGCGATCAGGTCGAGGCATGGATTGCCCAGGCGGGCATGCCCCGTGCGGTGCCTGCCGAACGCCCACGCGGCCCCAACGTGTATCTGATGGAAGAGGCGCGCCGCGCATGACCCGCAAACCGCAGGAACCCGTGTTCAACCCACCGATCCGCCTGCGGCAGCGCCTGCGGGCCACCGGCACATGGCGGGTCTGGTGGGAACCCCGGCCCGAAGATCGCATCCTCGGGTTTGACGCCGTGGATCTTGACGCCAGCCGTCCCGACTGGTGCAGGCGGGAAGCTAACCGGCTGAACGCCGAAGTGACCCGCGCCGCCAAGGCCGGTTCGCGCAGCGGCGCACCCGGGCGGGGCCGCAAGATCGAGGATCTGATCCGGCTTTACAAATCGGGCACCGCCTGGTCGCGGCTGGCCATCAAGACGCATGACAGCTACGGCAAGCTGCTGACCATCATTCAGGACAAATGGGGCCAGTCCAGCGTCGCGGAATTCGACAAGCCGGTGATGCACACCTGGAATGAGACGCTGGTGACCGCGCGGGGCGGCACGATGGCGGTGCGGCTGATCCGCATGATGTCGATCCTGTTCAGCCAGGCCGAGTTGAACGGATGGCGGCCGGAAAACAGCAACCCTTGCTTTCGGCTGAAACTGCAAACCCCGGCACCGCGCAGCCGTCAGGCCGACTGGGCCGAATTCGACGCGCTGGTGGCGGCGGCGGAACATCTGGGGTTTCACGCGGCGGCGCTGGCAATCAGGCTCGCGTGGTTTCAGGGGCCGCGCCAGACCGATGTGCTGCAGGCGCGGCGTGGCGCCTTTGCACTGCGGGCGATCGAACAGGGTGCCGCCCCGGAATGGGTCTGGACGTTTGTGCGGTCCAAGCGCGGCAATTTGGGCGTGATGCCCATTCACGCCGAACTCGTGCCGCACCTGCGCCGTGCGCTGCTCGATGCGGGCACGGCAGACCGGCCGCGCGGGCCGGATGATCCGCTGATCCTCGACGACGCGGTCGGGCGGATGTACGACGAACACCTGTTCGCCAAACGCTTTGCCACCATCCGCGCGACGGCGGCAAAGCAGCTGCCCGCGATCGCCAGCCTGCAATTTCGCGATCTGCGCCGGTCGTTCGGGGTGCAGGCCCGGCGCGGCGGGGCATCCGACAACGACGTGGGTGATGTCTTGGGCAACTCGGTCGCCCGCAACGCCCTGCTGCAAGAAACCTACGTGCCCCCCAGCTTTTACACCGCCGCCCGCGCCGTCCACGCCGTGACGCGCCCGGCCTCAACGAAAGGCAGCACTTCGTGATCAACCATCCCAATCCGCTCCAAGAACAGTTTGCACACTCAACTGACGAGTTCGCTCTGCTGAACGAACTGGCCCGTCTGATTGCACACCGCACCGGCAACCCCGAAATCAGACCGTTCTCGATTGCCGTGATTTTCTGCCAGGCTGAACGCGACGATGACGCAGCCCTGTGCAGCGTCGCGGTGTCAGGCGAAAAGACCCCGGAAATTCTGGTGATGATGATCGAACAACTGGCGAGCAGTTTTGGCGCGACAGTCGAGGCCACCGAGATGAAGATCGAGGCGCTGCACTGATGCCCGCCGCCAACACACCCGGCCGTCATGACCGCGACACCCACATGCGTCCATCCGTCCGCCGCATGCATTCGGGCGATTTTGACGTGTGCGGCGTGCGCGATCTGGCACCGCCGATGCGCACCCGCAAGGCAGCAGAGACTTGGCTGGCATGCTATTTGCAAACCCTGCCCACCAATCGCCGCCCCGCCCTGCGCATCTGCCTCAACTGCAACACCGACTTCGACAGCGCCGGTGCTCACAACCGTTTGTGCGACGGGTGCAGGGGGCAGGAATGATGCCGATCCGCGCTGAAAACAGAACGCGCTATCCGGCCGATTGGCATGAAATTTCACAGCGCATCCGCGACAAGGCCAACAACCACTGCGAACAATGCGGTGTTCGAAATCACGCGCTAATCTATCGCGGCAGGCACGGGACCGACCCGGCATGGCGCTACCTGAATGATAGGGTGTTTGAATGCAGCCGCTGCGCCACGACCAGCGCGGACCTGCCGGGAACGTGCTGGGATGATTTCGACCGGCAGGGTGGTCCGGTCAAGGTGGTCTTGACCGTCGCCCACCTTGATCACCAGCCGGAAAACATCGCGGACGAAAACCTGCGCGCGTGGTGCCAGCGATGCCATAATGCCTACGATGCGCCGACGCGCGCTGCGGGCATTGCTGATCGCAAGCACCAAGGCAAGGCCGTCGCTGATATGTTTGCTGACTTAAAACTCGAAGATCCCCGCAAGGGGTAGCCTGGACGGCGCGCCCTCCCTCGCGTCGTCACTGCCTGACTGGCCCGGATCGAAAGGTCCGGGTTTTTTCATGGCAGCCCGTCCGCAAACCGTCCGAGTCGGACGCATTCGGACGGTCGGACGGTATGCGGATGGATGCCCAAATTATCGCGTAATTTCAAGGACTTTTGGCTCCGGCGGTAGGGATCGAACCTACGACCAATTGATTAACAGTCAACTGCTCTACCGCTGAGCTACGCCGGAGCGGTTAGGGCCGTATAGCAAGGGTATCTGGGGGCGTAAAGAGGGCGCGCATGGAAAACAGTCGGAACTTTTGCGGGCGGGGCCGGTTGCGATTTGCGGCCCGAGGCGTTCCGGAACAAACTGGCGCGCGGGTCCGCATCAGCAAGCCGGCGTGCAATCGTGGAGGCGCAAGACCGTCAGGGGCGGCAATCGGGAGATGTTTGCGCCAACATGCTGCAAAACCATGCACAAATCGCTTACGTCTTCGGCGCAGGCGGGGCATCTTTATTCCGGATGGACCGGCGAACCCGGTCCGCGCTTTGCCCGTAACCATGACGAAAAGGTTTGACCGATGGCCCTCATCACCCTTCGCCAACTTCTCGACCACGCCGCCGAATATGGCTACGGCGTGCCTGCCTTCAACATCAACAACATGGAACAGGGCCTTGCGATCATGGAGGCCGCCAAGGCCACCGATGCCCCGGTGATCATCCAAGCCAGCCGAGGCGCGCGCGCCTATGCCAACGATATCATGCTGGCCAAGATGATCGAGGCGCTGGCCCAGATCTATCCGGACGTTCCGCTGTGCATGCATCAGGACCACGGCAACAACGAGGCGACCTGCCTGTCAGCGATCAAACACGGCTTTACCAGCGTGATGATGGACGGCAGCCTGATGGGCGACGGCAAGACCCCCGCCGACTATGACTACAACGTGGACATCACCGAACGCGTCAGCACGATGGCCCACATGGTCGGCGCCTCGGTCGAAGGCGAGTTGGGCGTGCTCGGCAGTCTGGAGACCGGCGAATCCGAGGCCGAGGACGGCCACGGTGCGACGGGCAAGCTCGATCATTCGATGCTGCTGACCGACCCCGATCAGGCCGTCGATTTCGTGGCCCGGACCAAGGTCGACGCCTTGGCCATCGCCTGCGGCACCAGCCACGGTGCCTACAAGTTTTCGCGCAAACCGACCGGCGACATCCTTGCGATGGGCGTGATCGAGGCGATCCACAAGAAACTGCCGAACACCCATCTGGTGATGCACGGCTCGTCGTCAGTGCCGCAGAACCTGCAAGACATCATCAACGAATTCGGCGGGGCAATGCCGCAGACCTTTGGCGTGCCGGTCGAAGAAATCGTGCGTGGCATCAAGATGGGCGTGCGCAAGGTCAACATCGACACCGACTGCCGCATGGCGATGACAGGCCAGTTCCGCAAGATCGCAACGCAAAACCCGGCAGAATTCGACCCGCGCAAGTTCCTGAAACCAGCGATGGATGCGATGCGCGAGGTCTGCAAACTGCGGCTTGAGGCCTTCGGCACTGCGGGGCAGGCTGGCAAGATCAAGGTCATCGCGATGGAAGACATGGCGAAACGCTATGCCAACGGGTCCATGAACCCGACGGTTTCCGCCGCAGGCTGA